TCATGGTCTGGCATTACCTCACCAACACCCGCCGCGCTGTCAACCGGCGCTAATGTTTTGGCAGCTGTTGACGTGGCGCAGGCATCGCTGGACGCTAACGAAGTGCCGCGCGAAGGGCGCTTACTGTACGCGTCTGATAGCATTTACCACCTGCTGAAAGGCAGCCTGGCCCGCACATGGGCAAGCGAAGGTTCAGTCAGCCGCCAGCTTGAATCGCTGGACGGTATGCAGGTTGTCATGGTGCCGCAGAGCCGATTCTATAAGGGCGTGACCCTTGACGCAGGCGCTACCGGTGACGCTGGTGGTTATTCTAAGACCGCAGACACTGGGCGCGACATCAACTTCATGCTGGTTCATCCTTCCGCCGTTTTGCAGGTTGCCAAACACAACCCGTTGCGGATTTTCTCACCGGAGCAGAACCAGACCGCTGACGCCTGGCTGATGCAGTACCGTATTTATCACGACGCTTTCGTGCTTGACAACAAAGTCAAAGGTGTCTACGCTCACATTAAGAACTCGTAAGGAGGCCTGACATGAGCTTGAAACCAATTGGAATCGCAGGCTGGCTGAAAGACGTAAATGATAATTTCGAATCAATCATGCCTATCGGGCAAGAAGACGGCTTTGGCTTTGAACGCCTCGCACGTTTCACTTTCGATGTTGAGGGTGTGGACAGCGCGGGCGAACCTAACGCAGAGGTGGGCGCGCATGGTGTGGGCTTATCTTTTCCGGCCCATGCTATCATCATCGGCGGATTCTTTGATGTCAATACTCCCTTTACCAGCGAGAACGCTTCTAACGCTACCATCGCAATCAAGGTAGAGGGTGCTAATGATATTCAAGCCGCTGCCGCTGTTTCGGGCGCTCCGTTCTCTACCAAGGGACGCAAGGCAATTGTACCGAAGGCTAACACGCCGGAATCAACCAGCGTGAAAACCACAGAGGCGCGCGAGATTACCGTGACCGTTGCAACCAGCGAATTGCTGACCGGAAAGCTGACCGGTTATTTGAAATGGGTGACGGGTATTATCTCAGAGGATTTACCCGCAGGTTCATAAACTAAGAAAGGCGCTTGGGCTATGGCTATATACGCAACTTGGGATTACTACACTCAAAAATACTACGGCAGCGCCGTAGCCCAGGCGTCATGGGATTACATGTCGAACCGCGCCGGTGTGTTCCTTGACGCAATCAGTGACAGGCGCATTGCAGCGGTGATTGAGGCTGGCGAAGACGACGACCTGATTGATAAAATCAGGCAGGCCGCCTGCGCCGTTGTTGAGGAACTATACAAGGTTGAAAGCGCGGGTGGCGTGGTATCCAGTGAGCGGGTCGGGCAGTATTCCATTACCTACGCGGAGGCGGAAACCAGAACGTCACAGCAAGACCGTATGGCGAGAGCCGCGCGGTTACACCTGCATGACACTGACCTGCTTTATCGTGGGGTAGAATGAAAACCAACGCAGATATTACGCTATACAGCCGAACGGTGGTAAATGGCGCTGAGGTATGGGTACGCTCCGTTATTCGTGGTGTTCACTGGGAAGACAGAAAGGCCGCCAATGTGATAGCGTCTGGCAACTTACAGGCTGACGCGGTGGCAATTTATATCCCAGATATGAGCGCCATTATCAAGGCGGAGGATGTGATTGTCAAGGGGGTTGTAACAAAGACGATTAGCCCTACCTACACCATGAGCAACTTGCGCGCTGACTACCGTGCCGTGATTGTGCGCTCCGTTGATACGATGGATTATGGCAGCGCAAATATGCGCCATATCCAGATAGGGGCAAGCTAATGGCGGTACAGAGGATTGACACGCCACGCGGCTCAGTTGTGCAAACAAAGCATGGCCGGGCTGAATTGGTGTGGCATACCAGCATGAAGCCGAAGTATGGGCAGGCTTACAGCGAGGCGCAGAAATACGTCGATAGCGAGATTTTGCGGCTATGTGAGCCATATATACCCCTAAAGACCAGTATGTTGATAAAATCGGGCATTTTGGGTACTGTGGCGGGCAGTGGTGAGGTCAAGTGGATAGCGCCTTATGCGCGTTATCAATACTATTTGCCAGAGCCGCGCAAAACACGGTCAAGCCCTGACCCGAACAGAGGGTCGTACTGGTTTGAACGTATGTGGATAGCGCACGGCAGGGCGGTTATGGCAGGCGCGCGGCAGCAGTTCGGCAAACAAATTAGGCTGGGCGGTTCATTCGGGACGATAAGATCATGAGCATTATTGAAAGCGTGAGAACGTATATCAAAGAATATGCAGGATTGAGCGAAGGCGCGCCCGTGTGGGTTGCCTATCTTGGCGCTACGGCTGGGCAGTATGATGTATTGCCGGTGGCGGGCGGTAAGGTGATTGAAACTTATATCAACGACACGAGATTATGTGAGTACCCGTTTGCGTTTCGTGGCATGGAAAGCACGGCTGATGAATTAGCACGGCTGGAAAGCTACGGTTTATTTGAAGCGTTCTCGGAATGGTTAGACCAGCAGACAATGGCGAATGAATTGCCGGAGTTAGATGGTGGCAAGACCGCAGAGGCGATTGAGGCTACCGGCTGGGGTTATCTATTTCAGGAAGGGCAAAGCGCAACGGGTGTTTACCAAATTTTGTGTAGATTAATTTACAAGGAGAATTTGAACTATGACGACAGCGAAAGTTAAACGCAGTCAATTTAGAACCTTCATTGACGTTGACCCTGGTTATCAGGATTGGGCCTTGATTGGTGACGGGGTGACGGCGGCTGAAATTGCCTACAATCCCGAAACCAGCGAAGAAACCTATATCCATCAGGACAGCGGCAGCGCGGAGATTGAGGGCTATAAGCCTAATATGCCGATTGAAGCAAGCGCAATCAATGGCGATGATGTGTTCGAGTATGTAGACGGGTTACGCAAGGCGCGTGCTATCTTGGACGCGGCTCATACCCAGGTCGTGAATGTGTGGCTGTATGAAGATGAAAGCTCCGGCGCTTACCCTGCTGAATTGCAGGACGTGACGGTTAGCATCGACTCATTTGGCGGTGATGGCGGCGCGAGCGCCAAAATCAATTACACCATTCATTATCGCGGCGACCCGACGTTAGGCACTTTCAACCCCACCACCCTGACATTCACACCGGCGGCCTAACATGGCAAATACCATCCGCATTGACACCGGGGTAAAGCGTATTCTTGTGAATGGCGATGAATCGCGGGTGATTGAGTTCAACCCGCAGGACACATTATTTGCGGAACGCTTCTATAACCTGCTGAAAGAATTTGAAACGAAGGCGGAAGAATTTAGCGCACGTGCTGATGAATTGATTACTGAGGAAGTTGACGAGTTCGGCATACCGGTAAATACCGGCGCGTTGCTTGCCCTGACCTCCGAGGTTTGCCAATATTTACGCGGGCAGATAGATCACGTCTTTGGCGCGGGAACATCGCAAGCCGCCTTTGGTGATGCTAATACCTTGAATATGTTTGAACAATTCTTCGAGGGCATCACACCATTTATACAGCGGGAACGTGAGCAGAAGGTAAAAAAGTACCAGGCGCGAAAATGATATGGGAAATGTGCTTATTGACGAACTGCCAGAAACGCTTACAGTAGCGGGCAAAGAATACGCAATACGCAGCGATTTTAGAACCGCGCTGCGTGTTCTGCTGGCGTTTGAAGATAATGGCTTGACCATGTTAGAAAAGCAAATGGTACTGATTGACAACCTATTCGTAGAAACACCGGCGGATATAGCGGAGGCTGGCAGGGCGGCAATTGCATACCTTGACGGCGGTGGTGATGATGGCGAAGAAGAAAGCACGGAAGGCGGCTTGCGATTGTACTCGTTTAGCAAAGACGCCAATATCATATATGCCGCCTTCCAGCAAACCCACGGTATCGACCTGCAAAAAGCACAACTGCACTGGTGGCAGTTCTTGGCGTTATTCATGGATATGGGCGCTGATACCACCTTCTGCAATCTGATTGGCTTACGCAAGCGGGTCAAGACTGGCAAGGCGAGCAAGGAAGAAAAACAGATGGCGCAGGATATGGGCAGTATGTTTGAAGTACCCGATATTGACATGCGCTCATTGGCAGAGCGTGAGGCGGACGCTGACTTCATGG